ACATAATTTTCCTATTAAAAAATATATTTCTATTGTGTGTTCTAATGTCTAGTGTTCTATTGTAGAGAGTGTCACCGTCTATGTCTTTTATAGACTGCATTAACTCGTTAATCTTATCTGCACGTTGGTAAGGATCCGTAACAACATCATAAGATTCATCCCACACAGAGTCAAATGTTTTAAATCCTATTGCTCTTAAATCTTTTAGATAGTGCTGATATCCTAACACTATGAAAGGGTGTAAACATATAATAGGTTTCCATATCTTTTCTGTAACAAACCCTCTGGTAGAATTGTTTCTGTCAGTCATGGTTTCTGTGGCCACAGTTATTTTACTGTGTTCATAGGGCAACGTGTATAGAGTTTGGTCTAACCCCATACGAGGATAGTTTGTGCTGTACTGTGGTAATTCATACTGCTCAGGCAACTTTATTCTATGATCGTCATCCCACCAAGTGTACAGACTGTTGTTCAATGTATGATTTGTTTTTAAAAGATTATACAGATACTTCCTTAATTCTCTAGATTTTTTATTGAGATATAAAAAGTCAAATCGTTTGTCATTGTGGTTGAGTGTGATGTTCGAGTTAACATATAGGTTGTACATCATCCACCAAAAATAACTTCTTCCGCCACACAGAGTATACACTGTTTCTACCCCACACTGTTCCAACAGAGTAGACATTGATGAGTGACTGTGGTGTGCAGAGTCCTCCCAAAGATTGTACAGCACAATTCTAAATCCCTGTTTCGATGCCGATGTGATCCTTCTCGTTAATTCTGTTCTGTATTCCGGACCTATTTGAAAACGTGTGGTGAAGTTAGTATCAATCAACATATATTTTAAATCATAACCATCCAATGGTTGTGATTCGTACTCGAAGTAATGATTAGCAAGAGTAAATGTGTAATTGGGATCATCAAACTGCTCTAGATATCTACGAACATCAGGAATATCACCTGTGCTCATAGCATCTAGAATAATGTACACTTTTTTCATAACGATATTTAATATAGACTAAAAACAGCAAAAATCTTAATATAGTAGTAAAATTTACCAACTTTGGTAATAAATACTTGCAACGTGTCACCTGAGCGGTGACTCGCCATTAACGAAGAGAAAAAGGAGAAAACAAATGGCAACAGTAACAAAAACAGCAATCTCTAGTCCAAAAAAAAATATTGGAAGAGATTTTAAATTAATCAATGTATCAACACTAACAGCGTGTCCAGCATTAGATGCTGATGGCAACTTAGTAAGATGGCCAGCACTAGAAGCGGCTTTGGAGGCAATCCAAACAGTTGCTTCAATCACATCAGTAGGTGCTTTCACAGCGACTGACACTGAAGTTAACATGATGATTGAAGGCATGGACTTCTCAGCAGGTTCAGGTGCAGGCGGTTACAGAGATTCTTACCCAGGTGGATCAGCAACACCAACTGAAACTTGGTTAGAGCATCTAGCAACATTGACTGGTGAAACAGTAGCCGAAGTTGCATTCTAATCTAAATTAGATTACAATACAATTGAAAGGGTGAGCATTTATTTGTTCACCCTTTCGTCTTTTGTAAATACTCGTAAATAATATGCACACATATTCTATAACCACACTGGTAGATATTACAGAGAATGGTCTGCTGAGAGAACAATTTCCTTTTACCACAAAGAGTGGAGAGTTGATTCATGACACACACAGTTTATCCATTGCTAGAAATCAACAGACTAATTTTACCACACTGATCCAACTGCTCCAATTGAGGAGTAACATCATTTGGGAACAGCCTCCACAACGTGAAGAGATCATAGTGGATCAATCACAGTTTGGCAGAGCATATGAAGGCAAACAAACTGTGTGGCATTTCCGTTGGCAGGTAGAGCAGGCTGACCTGTATCTCCACGATGATGACGCAGTGGGCAGATTACAGGAAGATTTCGATCTGGTACCTGTGATTAACTTCTGTAAAGAATCTGCCACGTTTCCGGTAAATGCTTTTGTATGTTATGACTATAAAACACGCAATATCTTGTTCAATTATTTAGGCAGTGAATAAACACCAACATATTTGTTATATAATATGATAATAAATACTACTGATTACGGCAACAACACTTTAGGCAAACAAGGCACAAAAGATCATGGCTTCTTTTCAGGCTCGAATAACACTGCTACGATTACAGATAGTAGAAATAAAACAAGAGTTAAAAATTATAATGAGTGATTTAGAAAAAACGAATTTAGAAGCACACGTGGACCTTTGCGCCGAAAGGTATAAAGGCCTACACGATCGCCTATCTGCGATTGAATATAATTTAAAAAGACTCAGCGAAGATATGCTACAAGGTCAAAAGAGTCATGGTAAAACTCTCATAATGACCGCAGGCACTGTGGTAGCAGGACTGCTCAGTACCATTGTAGTTGTACTGATGAAATTCAATTAAAATTTAAAATAATGTTTGCTTATATCTCTCGCTATGTGCGAGTTTACTTAGATGAAAAACAATACCAATTTCTGAATCGTTTCACCGAAATAGAATCAATACTACAATCAGAATTAGAATCACACGAAGTACCCACTGCAAAAATTCTAGCAGACAAGTGTGTCCTTGTACGGAAAAAACTTGACAACGACACCCAATATGCTTTAAATAAACACATACGTTTTAATAAACAATAACAGTAAAAATACTATGAGCAAGAATGCAGAACTACTCAGGCAAGTCAAGGCCTACGGTCTAACTGGTAAAATACAAGAGCTCGCTCGCAAGGATGAAAAGCAACGACCTTTCCGACACCTACCCAAACAGTTCTCCAAGGGCATTCTAATTGGTAATATTGCCATTGTTCCACGCAAAGCAGACGAAACTCGTTTTGTGTATGTGATAGCAGATATGTTACAGGCCAAAATACTGCATGAAAACATATGCCTCAAACAGAGTGCCATACTGATCGCTCACTACCTAGCAGACGGTAAATCAGTGCCTAGCAATATTATGGATTTAGACACACAATTTGCCAGTAAACTGTTTGAAATAAGACAGTTTAAAACACAGTGGAAACGCTACGAAAAAGAGGGCAATGAAAGATTGAGCTTCATATATGAAAACAAATATATAGAAACTAATAGACTAGCAGACGAAATTAAACAGCAGATACACGGGCTATTTGACAGCACTTTTAGACAAAATATATAACAAAACGATATAAATACAAATATAGTTTATATAGTAATGCAAACTAAATAACAAAGAAGGATTTAATTTTATGCCAGGACTTAGAAGAACAATAGTTTTTAAACAAGCAAACAACCATCCGTCATTTCAAATGGCTACTCCTGCTATAACTGCAAAATTTCAAGAGTATGTTGATGCAGGAAAAGTAGTTCCAGAACCAACTCAAAGAGTTACTGAAGGCGTCATAACAACGATGACGAACAGACAAACCTGGGGTAATAAAGACGATCAAACAGAATTTCAAAATTGGTTCAATACTAATTGGAAAGCACTACAGACAGAATATTATAGTGCTTATCATCGATCTACAGGAATTGATAACCCATACATAGTAACTGATGAGGAGATATAATCATGGCTAAAGTATTAAGACAAGTTATAGTGATGCCAAGAAATATTGCAAAATGGTACACTGTAAAAAATGAACAAACAAATAATGCACTTAAAATAAGATTAGATACGTTCTATAGTGAAGGTAAAGCAAGTTTTTCAACAGATGCTGTGGCATTAGAAAATGGAAAACTTCAAATTACAACTACTCACAGATTTGCTAATGAAGATGCCTATAATGAATATGCAACTTGGTGGTCTCAATATGATGCTGAAAGATTAGCATATCACACTGAACATGGTATAACGTCTTCATCAACGGTAACTGACGAATAATATTCATAATGAAAGCACAAGATTTAACAAGACAAGTTTCTACTGAAGGATTGCTTACGCAATTTGAAAGTCGTTTTAATCAAACATTAAATCTTGAAGGGTTAGACAAACCTGCTTTAGAAAATATGGCCAATATGGTCAGAACCAAAATACATGAAATCACTTCCAATCAACATTTTGGTCGAGAGCTAAAAGATGACAACTATCAAAAACATCAGATGATGTTGGACATTCTAAACCAAGCAGTGAAAGAAGCCAATCAAGGCATCAACACACAGGTTACTCCACAACAACAAAACATCGCTAAAAAGATTCAACAGGTACCAGGACTTAAAGATCAAGACAAAGATCAAATCATTGGTGCTATGGTTCAAAAAGAAGAAGTTAAAGAAGGCATAGAGCAACAATCAGAATTAATCCTTGCCGCAAAATCAATGATGGATAAAGTAACAGGTTACCTAGAAGATCTTGCAAAAATGAAAACAGAAGGTATGTTATCATTGGCAGATCAAATCAGAGATGAAATGGGTGCAGAAAAAGCAGATGCTTTCACAGCAAAGATCCAACCTGCTATCGAATCAGCAGAAGCCACACTTACTCAAACAAGAACAGATTTAGAAAGTGGTGTGAGAATACTAACTGGTGAAGAAGAACCAGTTGCCACTGTTGGACAAGAAGAACCAGCACTGGACACAGCAGATGATTTAGAAACATTAGATACTGGATCAGAAGAAGACGAGTTTAGTGCTACAGATGCCAACGCAGGTGGAACAGAACCTGAAGGCAGAGAACAAAGAGAATCCAGAGAAGTATTTGAAACAACCAATAGAGTTTTTTCAAAGTTAGCGTCTAAACCAAAAGGGAAGTAATCCCAATGCGTTTCAGCGAATTCCTCAACAGTAAAGATACTGAATTAGAATCAGTCATTGTCAACACACTGAAAAATATCATAGGTGATGCTGACGACACAGAACAAACAGCAGAGATTAGTTTTGATGCTCTCGAACAGATAATTCAAAACACAGGCTATACCACATTTAACTACAATCTTTTTAAATCTTTATACGACAAAGGTGAAGTCCTAAAGAGTGTGGTAGACGATTTCAATCAAGAGAGAATTGTTCTTAAGACTGAAAAAGAAGCACAGAAAGATCCCGCAATGAACAAAGACGATGTAGGATCTACAGATGTTGTTAAAAAAATGGCAAAATCGGCCTTGAAAAAACGTATCTAATACTGTATAATTTTATTAGTGAAAATATCTAAAGACATATTACAAGATAAAAATATCTCATTTGTTGAACGATATCCGTATGATCAAATCAAACGAGTAACCACAGAAGGTCGACGACACTATGCCACACCAGACGGACGACAAGTACCATCAGTGACCACAATACTTTCTGCCACCAAAGATATGACACATCTCAATGCTTGGAAGAAAAGGATTGGAGAACAAGAAGCACAAAGGATTGCCACAGAATCAGCCAACATTGGCACAGTGATGCACCGCAGTCTTGAGAAGCACGTGTTAGGACAAGATCGTACACCTGGCAGTAATCTCATACAGCAGAAAGCACACGCAATGGCCAATGTGATCATTGAGCACGGTTTAAAAGATGTATCAGAGGTTTGGGGATCAGAAATCAATCTCTATTATCCGGAACTGTATGCAGGCACCACAGACCTTGTGGGTGTGTGTCACGGAGAACCGGCTATAATGGATTTCAAACAGGCTCGTAAACTAAAGAAGGCGGAATGGGTGGAAGATTATTTCCTACAGTTGGTAGCCTATGCAGAAGCACACAATAAACTGTTTGATACAAACATAAGAACAGGTCGTATCTTTATATGCACACAGAACAACGAGTATCAGACCTTCGAAATAGATGATTATGACAAATGGTCGGACAAGTGGTATCGTAGAGTAGAGCAATATTACAAGAGCGTTCTTTAGTATAAATACTGTAAATTTTAAGGAGTAAATTACAGTGCCCATCGTACAAATCTCGAGGATACAACATAGAAGAGGTCTTGCAACAGATCTACCTCAACTTGCGGCTGGTGAGTTGGGTTGGGTTATTGACGAGCAACGATTGTACATTGGAAACGGTTCAGTGGCTGATGGTGCTCCAGCAGTGGGCAACACAGAAGTTTTAACAGCCAACAGTACATCCTTTTCAGATGCAGTGGCTTATGTGTATCGAGGCTATTTAGGAACAGTTACTCCGATTGTTACTGGAGCCAACGTTGATGTCACAAGAACATTACAAGAAAGATTAGATGATTATGTGTCAGTCAAAGCATTTGGAGCCAAAGGTGATGGTAGCACAGACGACACTGCGGCTATACAAAGAGCATTAGATGAGTTATACTGTGACATAGATAAATCAGATACAAGATCAAGAAGACAATTATTATTTCCTGCAGGCCAATACAATACTAATAAAGCAATTTATATTCCACCTTATGCACAATTAATAGGTGAAGGCATAGATAAAACTGTTATCTATCAAGTAGGTGGCGGCTCTGCCGACGGTCGAGTGATTCGTTTTTCAGATAATGGCAAACACCAGCGAGGAGATATTGGAAACGACGGAGCAACCTTACCAACCAATATTAATATTGAAGGTATGACATTTAAAAACGGCGAAGCCTATGCAGGTGTAGAAGTTGAAAAAGCAACCGATGTAAGATTTGTAAACTGTAAGTTTCAAGGAACATATGCACAAAGCACTGACAATTCAGATAACGACAATGCAAATTCAAAAGGTGTAACTGTGATCAGTACTTCAGCACTAACAACTACAAATATTATATTCGACAGTTGCCATTTCACAAAATTTGCTAGACTAGCAGATTTATCTTATGACTGTGAAAATATCAAATTTATAAATTGTAATTTCTCTGTTGCTTTCTATGGAATATTAATAGGTGAGACCACAGACGGATCTACCAACGGATTAGTTAATGGTCCGGTTGATGTTAAAATTTTAAATTCTAATTTTTCTTCTATCATGACCAATGGTATCAAAGCAGAGAACAACGGCTCTATCAGTAACGTGGTTAGTTTCAACAACTACTTTGCCAAAACTGTGGGCACACACAACGAAGGTGTAGACAGTGTTAGAATATATCCAGTGATACAGTTCGACGCTGACAACTGTGCCAGTGAATTGGATTACTTTGCTATAGATGGACAACGTGATATAACAATGACTCCACAATCTGCTCTACAAGGAGTAGGAGTAATCACAGACAAAGTTAAACAGATTACATTAACTAATAATCAAAGTTCTGCCACAGCAACAGGTATTCAATTACCTGCATTAGAAAATAAATTTTTAAGAGTAGAATACAAAATGTCCAGAGGCACAACCTATCGAGTGGGAGTATTCACAGTCAACGTAATTGGATCGTTTGTTTCTTACAACGACGACTTTGAAGAAAACAACGGTACTGCTGGTGTTACACTTTCTGCCACTGCGGATAATCTAGATTCTACAGCAGGCAACGAAACAGTTCAGATCAAATACATCACAACTAATACAGGAGATGATGTATCTATGGATTATAGAATCATCACAATGGTGTAATAACCATTTTTTTTAAATTACCTATAGTTGTATGCAGTTATAATCATCAGTTATAATCATTTTCTGAGCATATTATTCTAGACATTTTTTTTATTTTCGTTTATAATAAGGATATATCAAATTTAGATAAATATGAGTGTCCAAAACACAAAAAAATCAGATAAGAATTATATGAACGTATCGGCCGCTACTACCAAATTGAATATCACAAAACGTGATGGCCGGTTAGAACCCCTAGATATCAATAAAATTCATTTCGTAGTTGAAGAAGCCTGTGAGGGATTGAGCGGAGTTTCAGCATCGCTGATTGAAATGCACGCCAACATTCAATTCTACGATGGTATTACTTCTAAAGATATCCAAAATGTGTTAGTAAGATCAGCCAACGATCTAATCACTCTAGAAAATCCCAATTATCAATACGCCGCGGCTCGACTACTCCTATATGATGTGAGGAAAGAAGCACATGGTGCATACGAATATATGCCTTTACTCAAACTAATTTTGAGAAATATAAGATTAGGTGTGTATGACAAAAATATCGTTGAGAAATACAAAAAAACCGAAATTAAAAAACTTAATACTTGGATACGTAGAGATAGAGATTTGATTTTTACCTATGCTGGTTTAAGACAAGTAGTGGACAAATATCTAGTACAGGATAGATCTTCTGGAGCTCTATATGAAACTCCTCAAGATATGTATATGATGATTGCGGCCACTCTGTTTGCTGATTACCCAAAAAACAAAAGGATGACGTATGTTAAAAAATATTATGATGCGATTTCGCAACACAAAATCAACATTCCTACTCCGGTCATGGCAGGCGTTAGGACACCTATCAGACAGTTTGCAAGTTGCGTTTTGGTGGACAGTGACGACACTCTGTCTTCTATTTTTTCTAGCGATATGGCTATTGGTTTGTATGTGGCACGTCGTGCAGGCATTGGTATCAACGCTGGTCGAATCAGAGGAATTAACTCAAAGATCAGAGGCGGAGAAGTACAACACACAGGAGTAATTCCATTCCTTAAAAAGTTTGAAGCCACAGTGAGATGTTGCACACAGAATGGGGTGCGAGGCGGTAACGCCACTGTACACTTCCCAATATGGCACCAAGAGATTGAAGACATTCTAGTATTAAAAAATAACAAAGGCACAGAAGATAATCGAGTGAGAAGAATGGATTACTCCATTCAGATGTCTAAACTGTTCTATGAGAGATTTATCAACGATGACGATATCACTCTGTTCTCTCCACACGAAGCGCCTGGATTGTACGATGCATTTGGTACAGATGCATTTGATGAACTGTATGTAAAATATGAAAAAGATAAAAACATTCCTAAAAAAACTATCGCCGCACAAGAATTATTCTTTGATCTACTAAAAGAGCGAGCAGAAACAGGTCGTATCTACATAATGAATATAGATCACTGTAATTCTCACTCGTCATTTAAAGACAAAGTTAGTATGTCAAATCTCTGTCAAGAGATCACACTGCCCACAACACCTCTTCAAAGCATTTCAGATGAAGCAGGAGAAATAGCACTGTGTATTCTTTCTGCTATTAATGTGGGTGCTATAAACAGTTTAGATGAATTAGAAAATCTCTGTGATCTAACAGTAAGAGCACTGGATGAAATTATTGAATATCAAGACTATCCAGTCAAAGCCGCAGAAATCAGCACCAAAGCAAGAAGAAGTTTAGGTATTGGATACATTGGATTGGCACACTATCTTGCCAAAATGGATTTAAAATATCATCACAAAGGTGCGTGGGAGGCTGTGGACAAACTGTCAGAAGCATTCCAGTACTATCTATTAAGAGCAAGTAATACACTAGCACAAGAAAAAGGTAAATGTTCAGCATTTGATAGAACCAAATATGCAGACGGGTTACTGCCAATAGACACTTATAAAAAAGATATCGATGAAATTATTCCACACAAAGAACGTATGGATTGGAAAGGTTTAAGAAAAGCAATCAAAGAACACGGACTAAGACATTCTACCCTGTCAGCACAGATGCCATCAGAATCATCATCTGTGGTATGCAATGAAACTAACGGTATTGAACCACCAAGAGCTATTCTATCTATTAAGAAGAGTAAAAAAGGCCCTCTTAAACAGATTGTACCAGGATATCCAAAATTAAAAAATTCTTATACTTTGTTATGGGATATGAAGAGCAACGACGGTTACATTAAGATTGTAGCAATGATGCAGAAGTATTTTGATCAGGCCATATCTGGCAACTGGTCATATAACCCTTTACAGTATGACAACAACGAAGTGCCTCTGTCAGTGATGGCCACAGATATGTTAAATGCTTACAAGTATGGTTGGAAAACTTCCTACTATCAAAACACTTATGACTTCAAAGGCGAAGAAGAAGATCTACAACCTGCAGGTATTGAACCCGTTGTAGCTCGGGACGACGGAGAAGATGTTGAATTACACCTTGTAAATGGTCACGTTGGAACTGATTCTATGCAGTCTATAGAAGAAAGCGATGATTGTGATGCCTGCAAAATCTAAGTTGACAAAAATTAACAAAATAGTATAATTAAGGTACAATGGCAAAGACAGTATTTAATAGGAACGAAGTGGACTGGAGCAAACAGCCCATGTTCTTTGGAGAAGATCAAGCGATCCAGAGATACGATGTGTTCAAGTATCCACAGTTCGACAAACTGAATCAAACTATGTTGGGCTACTTCTGGAGAGCAGAAGAAGTATCACTACAGAAAGATCGAGCAGATTTCCAAAACTTCCGTCCAGAACAGAAACATATATTCACATCAAATTTAAAATATCAAACACTGTTGGATTCAGTACAGGGTCGAGGACCTTGTCTGAGTTTCTTGCCTTATGTTTCTCTTCCAGAATTAGAAGGCTGTATTGTAACTTGGGACTTCTTTGAAACTATTCATTCGAGAGCATACACTCATATTATGAAGAACGTTTATTCAGATCCATCAGAAGTGTTTGACACAATATTGAATGACAAAGAGATTTTAAAGAGAGCGGTGTCTGTTACAGAAAACTATGACCAATTTTCAGAGTTAGCACAAGACTATTTTGTTAAAGGCAAAGGTGATTTAGATGAAGTTAAAAGACAACTGTATCTAGCAATGATCAATGTTAACCTATTAGAAGGATTACGTTTCTATGTGTCATTCGCTTGTACTTTTGCATTTGGTGAGTTGAAACTGATGGAAGGTTCTGCAAAGATCCTGTCATTGATTGCTCGAGACGAAGCCACACATTTAAATTTGAGTACACACGTGATCAAGGCTTGGCAAAAAGGTGATGACAAAGATATGTTAAGGATTATAAAAAAAGAAGACAAAACAGTTTTAGAAATGTTTGATCGTTGTGTGGAAGAAGAAAAGGCTTGGGCAGGACACTTGTTCAAAGATGGTTCCATTATTGGATTGAATGAAAAATTATTAGGGCAGTATGTAGAACACATTGCCAATAAGAGATTAAAAGCATTAGGCTTTGACGCCAAATATGATGTACCAGTGAGTCAAAATCCTCTGCCATGGACACAGCATTGGTTGTCATCAAAAGGTATGCAAGTCGCACCACAAGAAACGGAAGTAGAAAGTTACATTGTGGGTGGAATCAAACAGGACGTTAAGAAAGATTCGTTTAAGAAATTTTCATTGTAATGAGTAATTTATTTGACAAAATAGATGACTTTGAAAGTGAAAGTATGGATGACTTTGAAATTGAAAGTGAAAAATTCGATAGAATGATACGATCATCGGAACAATACTTAGAAAAACTAATGAATGATATCAAAAAAAGTATGCGAAGTCAGGCTAAAAAATCAGCCAAACAGTTCTTAGATCGCTACGGATTATAATATACTCATATAATTTTATACCATAAATACTGCTATGCCAGCAGTAGCAAGACGCGGAGATCGAGAAGCCACTCACTGTTCAACACCTTTTAGAAAAGGTCACGTGAGGAGTGTATTTGCCAACGGCATACCGCTCAGTTGTCAAGGTCACAGAAATACAACCCATACGAAACCGTGTGGGAAATATTGTTGTGGACATTCCGCACCTCTTAAAAGAGGATCTCCCAATGTGTTTGCAGAAGGTTTACGATTAGGACGTGTGGGCGATCCCACTTGCACTAGAGTAGTAAAAGGTTCTCCCAATGTGTTTGCCAACGGAGCATAGAGTATGACAGTCAAACAAGGTTTAACATCAGTAGCCAGCAGTGATCCAGCATTCAGCAATCAACACATACAAAATTCTATATCTGATGCCACCGTGGGTTGGATAAGCAAGAGCAGAAGTCTTGCTGTCAAAATAGATGCTAGTGAAGTGCTCACAGAAAGTCAAAAGAGTGATCTTTATGCATCATTGGAAACTGTATCTTACCTTAACATTGGCAGATACTTTGAAGATTTAGACAAGCATACCACAAATATATTAAACGGGTCTTTGGGTGAACCAGATCCAACTGACGGTAACACTGGCACATTTTTAGAACATTTAGGAACTATTGACAGCATTCAGAGTTTATACGAATCGTTATATGGTAAAGATGCTGGGTCGAACGGTAAGAGTGTGGATGACTTTGTAGGATCATTACGAGGTACTTTAATAAGCGATACACAATCGATCAAGAGTGCGGTGACATTCATAAACAATCTTGCACTGTCTAGCCAAACCGATTATGAGACTGCACTGCAAGATTTAATAGATTTTATAGACACACTGGACGACAGTACATTTTTTGACGAAAGCACATTTAACAGTTTGAGATCTGTTCTTGAAAGTCGTGCTTCTACATTCCACGCAGATTTATCTGCTGGACATATTGAACCAAAAAGACAAATATTGATCACTGCTAGAAACAATATTATTGAACAAATTGCAGGTGAAACCAACAATTTAGGTTCTATAACAACCTACAGTGAATCATTGTCTAATGTTGTAGCATATCAAAGTTTAGCATCTAATAACACCATTAAAGATTTAATCATAAAGTCTACAACCAACAACAGTTGGAAAGACTACTTTGAAAATTACAACGATAGATTTGATCAACAGAATCCTCTGTTTGATACCAATAGTACAGATGAAGAAAAAATAAATCAAACATTGAAATTAAAGGGATTACCAGATGTGACTCAATATCTTGATCTAGACAGTGTGGCACAAAAGGCACTGAGAGATGATCGTATCAAAACACGATTAGGCGATAGTGGTAAAACATCTGAAAAAATTATAGAAGAGAGTTGTGTGCTGTTAGGAATCACTGTGGCTGGTAAAAATGTTTATACTCAAAGCAAACAATTGCTCGATAATTTGAACAAGCACGATAGAGACGTTGTAAAACAGGAACTAGAACTTAACAGAACTGTCAATACCAATTCTTAAAACCTTATTTTTATAAAAAATAAATATTTTTAACTATGCTTTTAGCACACAAAAACGATTTAAAAAACAACGAGTGGAAAGTTTTACCACATCTAAAAGATTGGTCTTTAAACAATGTCAATGGTGAATATAGATTATACAGTAATATCTGTCCACACCAAGGCTCTTATTTCAAAGGCACAGAAGGAAAAAATACTAGACTGTGTCCCTATCACGGATGGTCTTTTAAAACATCTGGTGAACCCATAGGCTCA